ATCCCTACTCTAGGCGCCGGGCTGGACCACCTACCCCTTTCGGGATAGGTCAATCCTAATGTCTACACACTAGGCAACCCGTGGTAGTTTATACTGTTACTTAGCAGTATATTCACCAGTTAACCTAATCCCAACAAGTTAGGAGCACGATATCGTGTCTTAACCCGTTCCGAGGTTTCAATTCCATAGAAACCTCGGCGGGGCCTTTCCCAGGGATCTGGCAACATACCGCCACTGGCGGTAAAAAAGAGCGATGTCTTCCGCTCCAGGTCTGCTAAGGTAGCAGCAGCACTTCCAATTGGAGTGTGCTTAGCTGTACTAACCTTTTGTTGGAATTTCCTCGCAGCGCGTCGTATTGACGGTGCGTGGTGATCGGAATATTCCATTGGAGCTCTAAAATAGAACTCCACAGACCTCAAATTGCCGACCGCGGTTGTGTAAGCATCGGATAATGATATCCGACGCACAGCCGCGTCGTCCACACAACAGTTGGACAGAAGCCCCTCTTCCGCGAAAAGTTTATACTCTTCGTGTCTTGAGAGAACTTCTTTAAGCCAACCCTCTGAAGCTTTTCGCAATAGGCTCTTTTGCGAATTGCCCACAGGGGATAGGCCTAGTCCTGAAACCAGACGCTCTAAGGGCGCCTGGCTCAGATATCTAAGCCATTGTTGGTGGTGTGTTGTAGACACCTTCGGTCGAATGGGGAGATCAATCCCTCCATAGCCGATAGGTGCTGCAACGGGAATGCCCATCTTGGAGGCCAAAGCCCAGCTATACCAATATGGTGAAGCTCGGTAGAGGAATTTCATCACACGCTCATTTGGGCGTGTGATATCCCTTCCAAGGGAAGTGGCTTGGGAATCCCATGTCACATGACCCTTGGAGCCTCCAGGAGGAGCAACCAAGACGGAAAGAGGAAGAAATTTCACGGGGAAACCGTGATTCATATGAATCTCGGCAATCAACCCCATGGACTTATGCCAAAATGATTTCTTTTCTGATATTAAGGCACCTATACCGATTAATGTTTCTCGGTATAGTCTACTTCTTTCCGCATGCCAGCGGGGAATAAGGGCATCATCCCCTATTCCCATCAGCTTGGCATCTGCCCGGCGTAACCCTTTGTACGTTCTCTTACGCTCCTTTGGAGTGTAAGGAAACACCTTTAGTGTCTCTTCTGCACAATACAGAGTGACTAACATTAAAGGAGGGAAAGAAGTGGGATCTCCCATCATCTGACCCGTACTTGTGATTACGCCTTCCCGTGACTCTATGAATGCTAACCAATCATTATACATTTGTAAAATGAGAGTAGCATGTCCTAGAGGTTCCTCTGACACGCCAGGTGTAAACCTGTCGTCAAGGAGGGGAGCACGAGGATAGGCCAAGAGGAGTTTTTCAGGCGAAAAGGCACTGGGGGGCACAGGCTCCACAATGATTTTTTTCGGACCAAAAAGCTTGGCGAACCACTTCCTGTATTTGGCTAATACAGGATAACGGTCAGCCAATTCCTCATAGACCCCTTGAGTCAACCATTGAGCATGAAGATCCGTGGCAGCGGTACAATCCTGGGATTCCCAGGGTCCTGCCTCACCACGAAGATCTATGCCCTCGTTTGGACTCAAGGCCGTCGTAAACCTAGGGTCTCGTACCATTATTTGGTCGATGACCCTTCGGAGAACTTGTTGAACAAGGTTGACTGCTGTTAATGAACAGGTAGGAAACCTTGTCTTCAAGCCCTTTTCTTCTGCAGAAATGGGAAGGATAGGAGTATAGGTGATGGAATCCATCACATATTCAACTCCATCTTTCAAATACTGTTGAAGAAAATGACCAGTACCTGGTAGATCTTTTTCCAATTGATCCCAGGAACTTGAGAACAGCCCAACAGGGTCTTCCGAAGGCTTCCTCTGAGAATCAGGGTGAAGAGCATCGGAAAGCAGTTCCAAGTAGGCACCTGTCTCGTCTTGCTCCATTGGCACAAAGTGCAAATGGTCAGGCGCAGACATGCCTCTGGTCTTCCTTAAGGCATAGCCCAGCAAGACCAAATGCTGGACACCTTTTACATGCCCTCCCATTGCCCTGGGATATCCCAAAGCAGCATTGGAAGAAGGCATTGTATAAAGGTCTTTGTCATCAATAGGCTTTTTAGCCCATCGATCAAAGTATCCCTTAAGGAATGGCTTCCAGGTAGGAGGTTCTTTCGGAGGTTCCGAGGTCAATCGATCTAGGAGCCCCTTAAGACCACTCGGATCTGGAGGAGCCGGGGGAAGAGCACGCGCAACATAAGAAAACTTTATTGCAACACGCTTTTCCGCCGTGATAAGGAGCCGTCCACATGGCTTTGGGCCGCCAAACACCCATGCTCGGTTAGCATGGGCAGCGTCCTTTAGCCGTTGTGCGGCCTCCAGAGGATGGTACACAAGTTGGTTCCGAAACCTATTAACACCTTGTAATTTTTTACTAGGTAAAACGGTTGTCAGTCCATACTTTTTTAAGTACCATGCACGTTCTGTTTGGTATCCAATCAGAAGTGCATCCCAAGTAGCCCTCATGAACTCCAAGACCTCAAGGTTACGGCGATATCGTCGTACCATACGGTCCTTGTTGTCCAGCTTAGACACCGCAATGCGAGTGTCTTCGGCCCACAGAGTATACCACTCGTGTAGGGAGAGGTTGGGATCCCGGTTTGGAGGTGAAACATTTATCAATGCTTTCCCCTCGCCATTCAAAGAACTTCCTGTGTACCTGAATTTTCGGCATAATGCCAAAATTTCAACAGGGTAACACAAGAAGGGTTTGAGACGCTCATGTTGGGATAACCCTTCATGAGAACGATAATACCAAGAAAGTCTTGGTATGTCTATCCCAAACCGCATCTCTAAATGCTCCCCACCGGTTGCTATTTGTGCTTCCGGTAGGATAACGCCCTCAAGCCCAGACTTAAGTTTGGGTTTTCGGCGAACTCGCTTATTGCGAGGAAAGGGACTCTGTTGAGAGTCCAGGGAATTACTTCCCATGATGCCACTAGGATTCCTGGTGG